CCGAAAGTATTGCAGCCATTGCAACAAAATATGGCTATAGTGCCTCTGAACGTATTGGTGAGATGCAAGCTCTAGAATTTAACCTAGCTGTTCAAATTGCCCGTGCTGCTGACCCTAGCGGTCGTCTGTCTAACCAAGATTTCGAAAATGCCTTGAAGCAAGTAGGTAGAGCAGGTGCGTTTGCTAGTTTAGAAACAGACCTCAGTGCGTTAAAAACTACAATAGAGGTCAATAGAGATAAGAAGAAAAAGCTCCAGAGGGTATATGACCTGACAAACAAAAACGTCGTGGAAAGAGAAGACAAGATTGCTCTAGAAATACACGAGACAATAATTAAAGATGTAATAAAGTTAAACAAACAAAACTCTGTAGCAACAACACCGGAAGTTGAAATTGCCAAACCCCCTGTAGATGTAAACGCAGTTACAGGTGGCACAAATGTTACCGCAGACTATGACCTACCTCAAGGCACTGAATATTTTGTAACCGACGAGGGTGGTTTCTTAGTTACAGATGGCGAGGCTGTTGCGGTTACAGATGAAAACAGACCCATTTATAAAGAGACACCTAAAGATAATGCTGCAGCAGCATCTCCTGTCGTTGCTCAACCTAAACAAGATGTTACCCCACAAGTCCCTGCTCAACCAGTTCAAAGCGGTGTGATAGACCCTAAAATGTTTGCTGGGAAGATGCAGACTCCTGTTGCAAATGGTCTTGTTAAATTTGAGGGTGACGATATACTGTATAAACCCGTGTTAACTGAAGGTGTAATAACCGGATATGAGGCTCAATAATGGTTGACATTTCTCAAATACCACAGAGAAAAGACACAGCACGATTACCTACAGCGTTTGAACAGCCAATCAGAGGTCTAGGTGGCATGGGTCCTGTATTGGTTGACTTGCCTACTCTTGCAGAAAAAGACATTGCAGTACAAACAGGCGCACAAACACAGGACACTCGTAGTTCATTCGAAGATTTAATATCGTCCACTACCGCCGAAGAGATAACCTCCAAGGGGGTTACCATGCTGGGCAACACGCCTATTAGCCCCATCATTCTTCAGAAAGCGAGAGAAGACAAAGCTTTCAAAGCAAAGCTGTACGAAAGTTATGTAAGGTCTGACGCGGTTCCTACCATAGAAGAAGATAGACTTGCTGTTCCCTTCTCCTCTCCTGACTTAACTAAAATACGTAGACCTGCCGAAATACAATCGCAACCACAGTGGGTTCAAGATACTTTTGACAGGGCTGTAACTAGAAGTCAAAACATAGCAAAGATATTTCAACAAGATTCTCCTATTCCGTTGGCAGGGCAGAAGATTATCTTAGACGACTTTAAAACAGGCAGTTTAGGAGAAGAGGTAGCTCGTTCACTAAAATCTATACCCGGAGATTTTGCAAGGCTTCCTACTTTAGCTGTTGCAGCGGGGGGTGCTGCAGCAGGACTATACAACGCTAAGATGAACGACAATCCAGACACGGGTTTTAAAGAAGATTTTACAGAAACATTCGAGGGCGTTATGACATCCTACGGTTCTTTCGATACCGTACAGGCGTATGAAGAAGCCTTGCAAAACAGTGTTATACTACGTAACTCTGAAAAACGTGTACAGGAATGGTATAAAGATAGCTTTATCAAGAGGTTTGGGCAAGATGCTTGGACGGTTGCACATCAACGTCCTTCCTATAAGATAGAAGAAGACGAAAAGGGCAATAAATCTGTAGAGCCTATTTTAAATGCAGATGGTAAGCACGTTATGGAAGATGTAGGGTTGCCTCCTGAAATTGCATCTAGTCTTGTTGAGATGGCATATAACGAACTTACTGGCACACAAAAGGCCGTATCAATATTTGCTACACAAGCACCTTTTACTTTGGGATTAACTATGCGTAGTATTTCTAAAGGACAGAAATATATAGATAAGGTTACAGAAGCACGTAAACAAAAGCCCGGAACATATGGTTCAGATATGTCCGACTATGATGTTTTTGTAGCTTTGTCAAAAAAAGAAGGCAACATAATTACCCGAACTTTTCAAAAGGGGTGGGCAGCAGCTACTCTTGGTAAGATTGCCAGAGCAGGTAAAAAAGAATCGATGACTCGTGCTGCTCGTGTTAATGACCATCTAAAAGTTTTAGATGAGTATACAACAAATATTAACAGATTAAAAAACGATATTGAAGTAGCAGGTCCGTGGTCCAAATTAAATACTGCACGAAAACTAGAAGATGCTAATAAAGAGTTGCAAACCTTAGAGAAGGGTTTGAAAAGCTACACTAGGGGCAAGGGTAGAGGTTACTTTGATAATCCTTATACTAGGGGTTTGATTGCTGATGATGTAGTTATATCTACGGCTATAGGCTATGCACCTACCATTCTTGATTGGTCTGGTATAGGTTTAGATGAGGGTACAGCAGAAGTTTTAACAGGAATAGTTACTCCTCTGGTAACTCCTGCAATGTTACCCGCAGGTAGAGGACTCCTATCTGTAGGCGTATCTGTAACTAATAAGTTTACAGACGGAACAATAAAAGACATAGCTCTAACTTTTGAAAACGCAAACTATCTGCCGTTTATAACAGAGGGTATGCTCGTCAGAGGTGATGAGGGTGCTATGCGTAGAGCGATGGCAGATGCTGGCGAAGAAGTAACAGACGAACAAATACAGTCGTTTACAACAATGGCTGGTATCTTTAAAACTATGAAACCAGAAGCACGTATTAGAAGTTATAATGCTTTGCGTCAATACAACGACTTAATGTCTCGAACTCAAAAACGCATGGAAGAGTTGTATCTCACTGATGCTAGCGGTATGCCTATAACAGATGAGAAAGCCATACAGGAATCCTACACTGAAATAGCAGCTAACATGCGTACCTTACATTTAAGTCTGGCAAAGGCAACAGGACTCGCTCCATTGATATCTGTCCAGTACATAAAGGGAAATCAACTAAAGCCAAGTGATTTAACCAAGCCCGGAACTATGGACGACATTTTATCTGCACTTGCTAGAGAAGAAGACAACTACAGAGGCATGGATACTCTCCTCAAAACGATGCAAGGAAGATTTGCAAAGAAAGGCATAGAATTAGACAGCAACGAACCTCTGCAAGCTATGATGGCTCAGATAGAACAGGTTGTCGTAGATGGTAGAGTTGGTGTTAACGTTAAGAAACAAGAGATGCAAAAACTGCTAAATCAGTTTTACAACAGCACTGAAACTATAGATGAAGACACAGTTAAAAGAATAGTAGACCTAGAGATTGCTTTAGAGGATTCTGCTATAAGAGATACTATTGACAGAAGTAAGAAAGCTGCAGAGGTTTCCTTAAAACTAACAGAAGCAGCCCGTGTACAAGGACGCACTCTCCTTGCTGCTGCTGAAACAATGGACGAAAAAGGCGTGTTGAAAAGCATCCGCCCTATTGCTGATAAGTTGTTTGATATAGAACACGGACGTAGGAGAGCGTTAGGTTCTGTAGGCTATAGAAAAGCGAACAGATATGTACCGGAGGGTTCTGACCAACCTGTTTCTGTAGACATGACTAATGTTGTACGAGAGCTTACCAACTTATCCGATGATTTGCGCGGGAAGCCCTTGAGCTTTATGTTTAGTGGAGGTCGTCAATTCTTTGGTCGTGCAGGCGGTGACGCATTAGAAAAGACATTTGAAAACATGGCTAGGAAGGGTCTACAGGAAACTTTTCAAGCAACGGCAGAAGCCACAGGGACCACCGGAGAACAAGCTGCTCAACTCATGTTAAGTGCAGCGTTAGAAAATGGTGACATAACAAGAGCTAGTTATGCTGAATTGGCAATGTTTATGATAGATAATGCAGCCGAAGAAAGTGGTGATATATTTAAGTATTTTAAAGCTACTCCTGAAGAAGCAGAAGATGTTTATCGTTATTTTAGAGACAGAGCCGCATCTTTAGACCCTGACAAATCTGGAGAAATTGCTAGGTCATTTACCGGTGTTATTAACAAAGCGTTCGAAGATACAGACCCACAACTTGCCCGTCTTGTAAGAGAAGCTCGTGATAACTATCAAAAAGTTATGGGCTATCAGATGGACAAGGGAAGGTATATGAGTGATGTTTTAAACTCTAGACAGCGCAGAAATGTAACAGAACAAGCACCAGAAGAAGGCGCACATTTTTATAGAAACATTCAAGGTCGTCCTGAAGCACCTTTTATACGTATATCAAAAGCATTTCAAAAGCTGGCAGACACTACAGATGAAGTGAAAATTTCTGAATTAAAAGATGAGATAGCAGAACAAAAGAATAGGATAATGTTCTTTTTGGGAGCTGAAAGAAATAGTGCTGGAGAGTACGTATTTGACCTTAGAAATTCTAGGCAGCGTAGAGCAGCAGATGCCGCGCAATCTATGATGGAAGCCCTTATAGGGAAGCGTATGATAGCTCAGTATAGAAATGAAACAAAGGCCATGTCAGAAGTTCGCACACTATTAAGTGGAGAGAGTCCTGAGACTGCTAGAGATGCGGTGATGGCTGTTCAAGAAGGAAGTGCTAAGTATGATTTTAGCCGTGCTAAACGAATTACAGATGCAGAGAAAATACTTACTGTTCCTGTCATAGAAACAGATGGTAGTGATGGTGTTCGTGTGTTAGGTATGAGCGACCAAGTGCGGGGTTTTACCGCAACTACAGACGACCTGCTTCGCCAGAGTGACAAAGCTAAAATTGAGTTTAGGAATATTAAAGCAGACGTAGAAAATACTGGTAGCATTATAAGAATTGCTGCCCAGCAAGAAGTAGACGTATCCAACGCCGCACTTAAAAAGATGGAGCAAATAGAAGCTTTAACACAAAGACCGCAGGATTTCTTTGACCGTGTGTTTGAAGGTCAAACAGTGGATAGTTTAGATGGTGTTGTAGCTAGATTTAAAGCTGGTGGCATGTCTGAACAGGAAATTCAACAAGGCTTGAAGTATATGTATATTCGCGGCTTGTATGGTAAGGCAGGTATGACATATAACAAAATGGTAGGTCAAACCGACGCTATTCAAGAAGTTGCAGATATCAACGTACTAATAGACCATGTTAATGACCCTACAAAAAGAAGAATTATGTCTCGTGTTCTTGGAGAAGACCACACAGAAGAATTGAAAGACATGGCTGAGTGGGCTAAGTTTGCATCGGGAGATGGCTACGGTTTTAGAGCGAGTCCTGATACAAGAGGTATGTCAATAGACAGCATGTTTGCTAGAGTCTTCAACCTAGCTAGAGGTATGGTTAGCCCTCTTTACTTGGCTACTGAAGTATCTGCACGAATAATGCTTGCTAGAAATCAAACTCTTGTTAACCTAGCCTTAACAGACAGAGAAGCTGCTAGAATTATAAACAACATATTGGTGAGACCTGAATCTGCAGAGATACCTGTTTCTGAATTAGAGGCTCTGGCAGCACGTATGCAGAACTATATAGCAACTGACTTGATAACTAGCGGAGGAGAAATACCTAACTTAGATATTATGTTGGGTGAACGGCCTGATATATCAACACCAGAAGATGTGATAGAGGCTGAAAAACAAGAAGAACAAGAAGAGATGGTTCAGATTATAAAGGGTGAAAATGATGATGAACAAGAATAAAAAAGGCCGTAAAGCATACGCCTACGGCTCTATGGTTAGAAAACCAATGCAGATGGGTGGCATGGCAATGTCCGCTAATCCTATGGAACCACGCCGACAAACAGGTATGCCTACAGCTATGGGTATGCCGAAGATGGCAGGTGGTGGTGAATTAAAAGAACCTAACAATCCCGGCCTGAAGAAGTTGCCAAAGCCCGTGCGTAACAAGATGGGTTATATGGCATATGGCGGAAAGATGAAGTCTAAACGTACCTACTAGAATTTGCCATCACGTCATCCCCTACCTCTCTTAGGTAGCGAACGAGACTAGCAACCTTAAAGGTCCCTTCATACTCTGGAAAACCACGTTCCATTGTTTTTACAAACTCCTCTGGGTCTACTGCCTGATAGTCCAGTTCGATATGCCCATCAGTGTTCATAACACATGTCAGGTTAAATAACTCAGCTTTAGCTTTCTTTGCCATCTTTGTATGCCTTAAATACGTCGGTGGAAAACAGTTTCTGAAGGCTGAGTAAATACATACGAGCCGCACCGTTATCCCCTCCGGATACGGTGCGTTTTTCGTCTAGGTTGTCTATGATACGTTTGAGGGATGGGACATCGAACACGAGCGTTGCAAAAGTCTCGTCGCCAATACAGAGGTTGTGAAACCAGTAGTCAGATTTGGTTGCGTTGATGCCACTAGGCTTACCATAGCACTCATACTCTATGGCTATGTTGCCCGTTCGAACCCACATGTCTCGCTCTGACTTGACCTCTATCTTCTTATCCTGCAGCATGTTAGCAACACGCTTTTCACGTACCTTTCCGTACTGCAAGTCTAAATCAAACTTCTTACGGTCTGCTACACACGGTTCCATACTCATGAGAATTTACCTATCAATGCAATCGCAACTTCATACGCACCGTACAAAAACAGCGCAGTGACACACACCTTTAAAAACTTGTTCATGCCATCATCTGACATTCGTTCCCACTCTGGTCTACTCATGCTCTCCCCCTGTTCCTCTACCAAGACCACCAAAGTATTGCGGCCTTTTACGTGCAACCTCAAACGTGGCTACGGTTATTACTATACCAGCTATTAGGATACTATGCAATAGCGCACTTACACCAAATACAGTGATAGACCCTAAATACATAGAAAAGATGATACACCACATCCACGCGAGAAGTTGCATAACAAGATGTCGGGTACTCATATCAGGTATATTTCTCAAGGGGTTATGTTTACTATTCATAACCGTGTTCCAAGTATCGTGTATAAACTTATTCATCACGCAGCACTCAGGTCAACAACTTCACACACACCGGCTGTACAAGCAAGTTCGCGGGAACCGCTAGTGTTGTCTTCTTTCTCAAATAAACTTAGCTGGTTCCAATCTAGCTTCACGCCTTTGTATGTTTGCTGCCATTCAAGATAGTCTTCTTTTTCAATATCCTGATAGGGGGCCTGCTGGTAGGTGTGGTCGCTATGCGGTAAGAACGATACCCCAGAGGCTACATCAAAGTTCTTATACACCCACGCACCAACATCCATCCACTCGTCTTCCTTGACAGAGATAGTTACAGATGGCTTGTGTTCGCACCAGTGGATAGCATATGTCTTCCACAGTTCTAGTTGTTCTATGGCTGACATCTGGGTTCGCGTTACGGCGTTGCCGGGAGATTTCATAGCGAACGAAAACACAGTAGTTGAGTCTGGTTTCATCACGCAGCGTTCGTGTGGTACACCCGCTTCAATCATAAACTGAGTTAGCGGGTCTTTGTTGTCGCCGCGAACTGTCCTGATATAATAATCGTTGTGCCGTGCGTGAATACCACTAGCGGTGTCGGTTAGCTGTGACACAGTACCCGACGGCTTTACACAGGTGATTGCAGCGGACACTGGGATTCCAAGCATGTTCGCATACTTGTCGTTCGTCTTGACGGCCTCTTCTCGCATCTCTTGTAGCCACTTCTTGCTGTCTACGTTCTTTGACAAGACTGCGTGGTCCATAATACCAGTCAAGGATACGCCCAATAAACGTTCTTCCTCTGTGTTCTTCTTCCATACGCTCCTCAGATACTTAAAGTCTGTTAGGGTAGATTGTAGGGTTCCTAGTATGGTTGCTAGGCGAACCTTACGCTTCAGGCTATCTAGGTCATCTGTCTCACGAACCATCACCTCTGATAGGTTGCAGAACTGATACGGACGTAGAATTATTTCAGAACACGGATTAGTACCCCACATATGTCCTGTCTCCCGCCGTTCATTCTGGGCAACCTGTTTGTCAGCAGCCTCACGGTTGAACATACCACGTTCACCAGATTTGCTTTCGTACAAAGCAACCCACTCTCTCATGAACGTACCAATCTCTGGCTTACCTTTGTAGGCTACAGAGTTGTTAGCCAAAGCACGTTGGCCCTCGTTCTCCCACCACATACCAGACTTAGCATGTGCCATTTGGTCGTCGTTTAAGTTCGACAGACTAATCAAAGCTGACCGTCTGACTCCCCCTACAACTACAATCTCGCCAATCTTACACATCAAGTCGTGACACTCGATAGGAAATAGTCTACGTCCCTGTGCTTTCTTGAATGTCTCTACAGTAAAGCGAAACAGGTCATCAAGAGGCTGTGGCCCAGATGCTCTACCGCCCATTGTTTTTAGACGCTCACCAGCAGCACGAACCTGTGACATATCCCACGTAGGAATCTGTCCTGCATACAGCAACGCAATTAGTTCGCGAAGTGACTTGGCCCAGCCGGGCTTCGAATCGCCAACCTTGATTACAGTATCTGTCTCGTGCATAGCGTCGCTAACCACAGGCAGCTTGTCTACGTTCTCACGCTCTACTGAAAATCCTACGCCTGTGCCGCACATAAGAATATACATACACTCGTCAAACGAACGTGGGCTGTCTACAGGTATATACGAGCAGTTGTACCCTGAGATATTGTCACGAGCAAGAGCAGGACCTGAAGTCATCATAGCTCTCATAGACGGCATTACTTCGAGGTTTAAGACGGCCTCGCGAATCTCTTCTACATCCTTCTCAGGCAGTTTGAAGTTATGCTTCCCGCGAACTTGATTAGCCATAAAGTCAACATAACGGTCAACTGTCTCATGCCAATCCTCACGACGTTGCTCGGAATCCAGCCAACGTGCATACCGTGACTTGTGGATAAATTGTTGGTAAGTGGTAGGTAACATATTACTCATCGTCTTCTCTTTCTTTTGGATAATATACATTTACATCACTGTTACAATTTGGACAGTGTAAATTAGTTACTATGCTATACTCAGAATCCTCTTCTGATATATCGTGGTCTCCGCCCCAAATTAATTCTGTTCTACAATGCCAGCAGTTCATTCTGTCTTCTCATCAATTAACTTTTCGAGATACCACCGGGCTTTTTTGAGGTCTTGTAATTTGCCTTTGTATCTGTATCTCCAGACGTACTTGATGATGTTCCCTTGTAGGTATTGTTCAAAGCCTGTACCCGTCGCCGCCCTGATTGCCTCAATGCACTCGATACCTGCTTGATTATAGTGAATTGGTTTGTTGACCATATCATAGCCGCTGTATGCCTCTTTGCCTGCTTGTTCGTATTTATCTTCTATATCTTTCATAATGTTCATATAACTCGTCACCGGTTATCTCCATCTCCACCTATCTTACCACGTCTAGCACGGTCATTTAACTTAACAATATTACCTTGCGCTATGTGCTGCAAGTCGTAACCAATGTCACGAGCCAGTGCTGCACAATACCATAGCACATCACCAATCTCACTTGCAAGCTCTCCCTTCTTGATTTCGAACCCTTCTTGGTCGTAACCGTCGCGAACAAACTTCTTTACCTTGTTAGCAACCTCGCCAGCTTCACCAGCTAGGCCAAGGGCAGGATAGATTATCTGATGGCTCTCAGGATAGATAGCAGTCTTAGCTGCTTCTTTCTGATAGTAATTTAAGCTCCACTGGTCTCTCATTGCTTCTCTCCAAAGTTTACCTTAACTATGTTGTCCTCACGGGCAACTACCTTATCTATAATCTCATCAGCCTTGTTACTGTTTAACTCTGATTTGAACGAGTTTGCCATAGCTACAAAACTAAGTCGAGCCATGCCAGCATCCCACACACGGTCGAAGTCATTCTCCATCATCTCTATAATACCTGACAAGATTACCATGCCAGCAGGAACACTTTCTAAATCAACTACGTCACCTTGTGTTGTATCGTAGGCTGTCATCGAGAACGAGTCTTCATCCTCGTAGTTAAGAATGAGGTAATACCTGTCTGGGAGCAGACTAGCTCGTTCCATCTGGTTCTTTATGTCATCCATCTTTCAACCACTCCTCTGGAATTGTTTTCTCTGCCCACACAAAGTTGTGCTTAGTTGCCCAAGCTGCATAGGTGGTCTTGCTACCCCTGTAAATCTTATTGTTAGCGTTGAGGAATACAAATCGAATATCGAGGTCTGGGTATTGCTGCTTAATCAGCAACATCTTAACACGGTCCCCCTTATCTAGGTGACCTTTAGCTTCGATATACAAGTCTTTGTGAGGGATGTAGAAGTCAGGCGTATAGTTACGAGGCTTAGGTATATACGTTAGTTTCTTCGATTCGTATTCGAATGTGATGCCTTTTTCTGCAAGGGCCTTGGCTATGTTGATTTCGAACATAGACCTATATCTAGTGTTTCTCATAATTCTAGCAGGGGAAATGATGTTTTTGCCAGACTTAGCCTTTTTAAGAGATACTGTTCTACTTTTGGTGTATGCTTTTCTAGGTAGTTTAGTTCTTCGCTTAACAGCATTGTCGGTAGACATACAGTAACGCCCATCCTCAAGTTGTGATTGATTTGTTGAAATTGTTCTTCGATAAGAACTATATCCCTAGCTTCTGTGTCGGAAATAAGATAGCCAGTGTCGCTATAGTTATTACGTAGAGTAAGAGGTAGCGAGGTTTCCAACCCGCGAACATGCACGGTTGCTGGGTCACCGCCTCTCTCCTCATGTGATTCCACATAGATACACCGCAGGGCTGGATTCATAGTCATCAGCTTTCGTGGGTACGTCTCTGTGTAAAGTAAGGGCATCTCAGATACTCCGGTTGACTATCTT